TTAACTTGAAGTTGAATCGTTCCATCTGTGTTTCCGGTGCTTACTAGCGCCGTGCCAGATGTGGTTCCTGCTGCAATCGTACTCATATTTTTTCCTTAAAGAACAACCCAGCGCTGACCCGCTGTAATAGTGACCGTTACTCCCGGCGCTTGAGTTATAGGGCCAACAGAAAATCCGTTCTGCCCAGAAGCAATAGTGTAGTTTGAAGATATTAACGTATTGTTAACATAAATACTACCCCCAGCGGCGGCTCCTGTTTCTGTCCAACTTGCTGATGATCCATCTGTTGTGAGGTATTTACCAGCATTACCAGTTTGTGATGGCAAACCAGAAGCTGGTGTTGCCCATGTTGGCAATCCGGCAGAAACAGTTAAAACTTGACCTGTAGAACCAACTGTTCTTTTAGATAAAGTGTTTGACGCAGATGCGTAAAGCATATCGCCAGTGGTGTATGTTGATTGATTTGTGCCGCCATTTGCTTCAGGTAATACGCCCGTTACCTGTGTAGCTAAGTTAACAGTTCCGCCTGATATTTTTACATAGTCAGTGCCGTTGTAATAAACAGTGACTTTTTCACCAACTGGCACAGACACACCGGTCTGGCCTGCCGCTTTAAACGTTACCGATCCGCCAGTAGCCGCATTATCAACAATGTAGGTTTTGCTGTAGCTTGGTGCTGTAACAACCTTGGTTGTGGTTAGTGTGCCTGTAATGCGAATAATCGCATACTGCGCTGTTGTGCTGGTAATGTTTGTGCCAGATGCGGTTCCGGTCGTATTGGCTAAAGTAACTGCACCATCACCATTTAAAGTTAGCGTACCCGCAACAGAAATATCAACGTAATTAGTAATGCCATAGTTAACGACATCACCCCAAGTACCGTCAAGTTCGCCATCTACGGGAAGAGCTAGACCAAGAAGAGTTGTTGTTCCAGTTGTCATATTTTTTCCTTAAAGGATAACCCAGCGTTGGCCGCTGCCAACTGTGTAAGAAGAACCTGAACTAACGGTAACTGGGCCTACGCTCATACCATTTTTGCCGGGTGTCATTGTGTATGTACCAGTCAAGGTTGTGTAGTTCTCTTGAACCGCACCTGTACCATTGGCAAACGCAGCCATTATTGATGGATACGTTACAAAAACATCTTTTGTTCCAGCCGAAAAACTTAACGCAGAGGGCTGTGTTCCTGAACTATTGGAAAAAACAGTTGTCCTAGCTAACGTAGTCCCAGACGCTGTATATGTACCAATACCTACTTCCCACTCATTACCAGTCTGTCCAGCAATACAGTAGTACGTAGTGTTTGCGTTACCAATAACAGCAAATGATTGAAACCCCGTAGAGGCTCCCAAAAGCGTAACTGTCCCCGTACCCGTGGTTGTGGTAGTTTCTTTTACTCTGTCAGCTATAACAAAAGCCATAATTTATCCTTTTCAGACTGTGTCAACAATGACCCACCCCGGCGTTTGTTCATCATCAACAACTGTCCAGCCTGACGTTTGTGTATTGTCTATATTTTGCCAGTTTGCATCCTCTGTGTCATCAATTAATGACCAGAAAAATACGCCCATATCACCAACAGCGCCCATCGCTTGATTGCCAGTAACTGCAATCAGACGTTGCCCAACCGTACTTCCAACCGACCCAGTAGCTGAAACACCCGTAAGTGCTTGCGTATAAACAGCTTCACCCGTAACTGTACCAACAAAACCATCGCCGCCTACACCAACCAAAGCAACAGTTGTAACTGGGATGGTAGTTCCAACAGAGCCGGTAGCAACTACGCCATCTTCATCTTCAGAGCTACTCTGCGTAACTGTACCAACTTCACCCGTAGCCGCCACACCAGTCAAGGCCGCAACTTTGGCAAACTCTACAGATCCAACCGATCCTACAGCTTCAACGCCTGTTAATGTTTGAGTTTTAACTAGCCCGACAGAACCAACTGCGCCAGAAGCTGAAACGCCCGTCAAAGCTATTGTCAGCGCCGCATTAGCTGTACCAGCATTTCCGCTGGCTTCTACGCCAGATAACGAAAACTGATGTGGGCCAACACCAACTGTACCAACCGAGCCTATGGCAATTACACCCTCTTCGGTAGGATTGTTTACCTCTGTAACATCACCAACTTGGCCGCTGGCAGATACACCTGTAAGGGCAATAAAACGTTCAGCAACTGTTACTGTGCCAACATTACCTGCGGCCTCAACGCCCGTTATATCTACGCTCTGAACGACATCTGCAACAACTGTACCAACAGAACCATTTGCCGATACACCAGTCAGAGCAATTGCATACGTTGGGATAACTGTGCCAGCATATCCATCAGCATGGACTTCTTGAATCTCAGGTAAGTTAGTCTCGTCTACTCCACCAACAGTACCAAAAGCAGTGACGCTTGTTAACCCAATCAGCGGCGTAGCAACAACACTGCCTACGTTTGCAGAAGCCGCCACGCCTGTTATTGCAATAGACCTTGCGTCTACTGAAGCAGTGCCAACAGCACCAGCGGCTGAAACGCCTGTTATTGCGACTGTGCGACTAGAAGTTACAGAGCCAACAGAGCCTGTGGCTACAACACCATTCTCAGGTAAGCTGTTTGTTTCGGTAACAGTGCCCGCTGAACCAGAAGCAGAAACACCTGTCAGGGCAATACTACGTTCTGCGACTGTAACAGTGCCTACAAAACCGCTGGCAACTACCCCGTTTTCAGTCGGATTATTGATTTCCGAGACTGATCCTACCGACCCCGATGAGGATACACCGGTAAGGGCAACAGTAACATTTCCCCCCGCAAGCGAGGAGAACGGAGCACCTGCAAACGGGGCTATACCGAACATAGACTAAACGGCGAGTTACCCCGCCGTCCCTAGTTAGGTTGTAGCCAAGCGGATCAACGCTGTACTTGTCGTATTTGAAGGCATTGTCAAAGTGAACGTACCGGCAGTCACTGTTTGTGAGCCAAAAGTATGAACACTGATTGACTTGTTACTCTGAGTAGAGTTGTACAACAACACAGCATCAAACGCAGTAGTCAACGTTACGTTGGTGTACGTAATACTTGCTGAAGGTGTCCAGTATGCAACACCCGCTGTTGTAGAAGAGTTGGTTGCCGTTGGGCCAGTTGCGTTAGTTACTGTTACGCCACCAGCCACATAGTTTGTACCTACAACTTCACCAGTAGAAGAGTACACGGTGGTAGAAGCATTAACAGTAGCAGATGCCAAATACAAAGCAGCTTTGAGAGTATCAACTGTTGGCGCTGTTAAGCTTCCGCGAGAAACCAAAGTAACTGTGCCAAGCTGTTGAGCGCCGACCATTAGATCGCCCATGAACGAAGTGGTCATTGATTGGGTATTAGCCATAATATTTCCTTATGCAAAAGATGCTGCTTCAGCAAACAGCGGGGGTGAAGTCTTTAAGCGAACATGAGCAGAACGGTGAACAAGCTCACCCTCTAACCAATACTCAACCCAAGTTGTGTATTCAATATCATTATCCAATGAACCCTCTCGCTTTTCAAGCAAAGATTCGTCCATTTCGCCTTTAGTGGTGTTTACAAGTGCCATGTATGCTCCTTAGTTAGAACTGCGAATTAATGCAGCCGATGCAGTATTGGCTGGCATTGTAATGGTGAAATTAGTAGATGTTTTGTCAGACCCAAAGTCCAACACAGCAATGGCTTTATTACTTTGCGTAACGTTGTAGATCAGAGCACAACGAGCCGTAACCGATGCGTTAAAAACCACATCGGCAAAATCTACATAGGCTGTAAACCCAGACGAGTTTATTGTTACGCCAGTTAGAGTTACCCCACCAGCAACGTATCCAGTGCCTGTAACTTCACCATCCGTTGTGTAAACGGTAGTTGATTCGTTTAAATTAGCATTGGCCGTATACAAGGCTATCTTTAACGTATTGGTAGATAGGTTGTGAACGCCCGTGTATAGCTCTGTTTTAAAGCTAGTTGTTTGGGTTTGAAGAATGCTACTCATGAAACAGAAACCCTAACCTGACCGTCACGATAAGCATCCATGCGTTGTTTGCCATCACCCAAGTTCTTGAGGAGTGCAATAGCCTGAACATAGCGTTCTTGCGCTAACTTAACCATATCCCCGTCACCCTTCATGTAGGTGTACGCTTCGCAGATAGTTCCGTACAACAAAGTTGAGTCAAAATTATCACCCAACCATGTGGTGCTGGCCGTAACAATAGACTCTGGATAATAATAAAAATGCAGTTCAGCGCGGTAGTTTGCACTAGGCGTTGGGCCAACAATAAATGTCAACTCATTTACGTTCGCCGAATTTGGGCCAAAGATTGCGTAGTGTTTTGGTTCTGCCGCATAGGCTGACAAAGGATAAGCCTCACGAATAAAGTTTACGTCTTTGTTAAGCAGATACAAATAGTCGCCTTGAAACACAACCGTACCAGAAACGGTACTACTGTTGGCTACAGTCAGCGTGACTGTGGTTCCATTGATGCTGCGAACTGTTGCGTTGGTTCCGATGCCAGACCCAGTAACTTGTTGTCCTACGGCAATCCCTGTAGTGCTTGCCACCACAATTGTTATCTGACCTGATGTTCCTGTGGCAGTTGTAGTGTTATATGGATAAACAGCCAAACTGTATGTAGACAGGAAATCATCAGGTGCAGACAAGTACTTATTGCCGGTTTGCAATGTGCCAGTCATGTTCTTTCGCAAGTTAGCAATCTGCACTGTGTTATAGATGCGTTGCTCCGCCTGACGAATGAACGTATTCATATTGTCAGTTGGGAAAGAGTTTTCGCAGTAATCAGATACTGCGGTGACTAGCTGGGCGTAATTCATGCCATTGGGCCTCTGCTCATAACGCCTTTGGTAGCCGCACCTGCACCACGCATTTTGATACCAGTTGTCTTAGCCGCTGGTTGTGAGCGGCGATACACGTTGCCTACAGCCATGTTGACTGTTCCGGCATCGCTATGGTCGGGGCCAGAACCGGGGTTGTCAGTAGCTTTAACAACTTTACCAGTCATGGTGTGGGGTGTAGCATAGACCTTGGCATCGCCAACTTCTTTGCCCATCATTTTTTTACTGTATGTAGCCATAGTTAGCCTCGTTTCTGATTGGCAATCTTTGCCAAGTTACGACCCATAGTCTTCATGTCAGAGTTGGTTTTACCCTTACCTTTACCTTTTCCACCCATCATTTCTTTCTGGGAAGGGCCGCTGGTAGGAAAGACTTGAACATCAGTCTTACCCTTTTTAGCAACTCCGTCTGCTGATTTTGTATATGCCATGTTTAAACTCCTTAAGATATCGTTACTGTACCAACAAATGTCGTTGCCACCAAGTAGTTTGGTGTTAATCCTGCATCATTTAAACTAGCCCCGCCAACCGGCTGCCAGCCCCACTGAATGTCTCTTGAGCCACCGGATAGGTTGCCATTAGCGTTTACACCAGAAGTCACATATGTTGTGTCTTTACGTGGATTACGTAAAGCCTGTGGATCATCTACAGGAAATGTACCTAACATCAACTGCGGCTGATCCGGATCCCAGCACTCGGGACACACTAACAACTGATACAAACGCTGCTTAATAATCTCAGTCTTAAGCTTCTTGAGTTGGTACTGCTGTCCACAACGATCACATTCAGCAATCGCTATCTTGCCGGATGCAAATCTATTTCCCATTATGTGTTACCAATAAACATCTGGCGAGGTACAAACCTTACAGCAGCTTTCTCACGGTCTTCACCAGCAGCAATCTCAAAGGTTTCATCGTAAATCTGCTTAAGCATCTGAATGCGAGGCATTAGGTCAGGTGTCTTAATTGCGATGTGATAAGCCAGCCCAGCTACCAAGCACGGTAGGAAGCGGAAGTTCATGTCAGATGTCTCGACACCAGCACCCGCATCCTGCACTCGCCTTAAGCGCCAGTACACAAATTGGTAAGGGGTGCTGTTATCAGGTGTAGGCCACACAGTAACGGCAGGAAGCTGCGGGACGAAGACTGCTGTGCCATCTGCTTGAGAAGCCGCTGTCGTATTGTTCTGACCACGGTACACACCACCTAGGGTATTCCCTGAGATGTAGGTGTAATAGATGTCTTCACTGTTTAAACGGATAAAGCCTGCTCCGGCTAACCCAACCACCGTGTTAAGCGTGATCGTGGTGTCCGTGGAGGTAATGGCTCCATCCAAGACCGCAGTCGTTGGATTAGTTTGCCCAGAAAGACGTTGAATCCAAACTTGGATTGGTCTTGCTTGGCTGAGTTTGTTTGGGATTGTTGCATACGTGGAAACACTAATGCGTGTGATGGTTAGATCAGCTTGCGTAGAGGAAGTGTTAGATCCTGTGCGGATCACATGCTCCAGCAAATCAATGGTGTCTGTCGGTAGAGCGTATGTAGCTAGGCCGGGAGTCAGGTTAATGATCCCCTGCTCCATCGTCCACATGTTGATACCTTTGTTCTGCCACTCAATGGTCATTAGGTTCATTGATCTACGTGCTGTACGCAGATCGTAGCCTGAACGCATCTCCCGCCCAGCCCTCTCCCACGCTTCCTCGGCAATCTCCGTGAAATCCATATTGAAGAGGGTTGAGCCGGTAGTGGTCATCTAAATCCTGCCGTTTTCTTTGCTATCGTTTTAGGTTGGGCTACAAACTGTTTGCCCGCCGCCTTGCCTGCACGTTTGGCTTTGGTTGTAGCTGCGTACTCAGATGATGACAAAGACTTGATAGCCGCTTCGGGCAAATACCGCTCCCCCGTCTTACTCGACGGCTTTCCAGACTTGGTGCGCCATTTCTGGTCGCCCCAATCTTTAAGCGATTTTTGAGGAGCTTTCAATCTCTATACCCTCCACCAGCTTCTTTGTACTTTTTAGCAACAAGTTGTGCTTTACGGGCTGACCATTGGCCTGCATCTGTTCCGTGGGTAGAGGCGGCTTTTACCTGAGACACAATCCGCTTGCGCAGATCTGGCTTAGTGTAATTACCAGCAGCATTTACTTTCCCGCCTTCAGCATACTGCGTGAAGTCAGTGTCATCCCGGCGAGCTTTACGCTTGCCTTTGGGCATTTTGCTGGACATTATTTTGCCCATCCCACGGCTTGCCATCATCTCAGCACTTTCCGCCGTAGTTCATTTTGACCATAGTGCCCTTGGTCTTGCCTTTAGTGGCACAACCATCCGCACGACGGGAAGCTGAACCCACAGAGCCACCACTCTTCATGCCCATAGCAGAACGAATGCGATCACTAACAGAACGTGTATCGGTTGGGCCGCTACCCGCTCTAGCACGTTCACGGCTCATCTTTGCACGTTCAGCCAAAGACATTTTGGTCTCATCAGTTTCTGCCGCAGCTTTACGCGCTTCTGATTTAGGAGCAGCTTTTGGAGCAGCCTTACGCGCAGGCTTGGGAGTGGCCCGTACTGTTTCAGAAGTGCCGGGAGCGCCACGCCTCATGGAATCCGCAATATCCATTGCTTCATCAGAAGCATTGGCTGCTTGCATTGCATCTACTTCACCGCCATCGTCATAACGTCTTTTCATGTTAACTCCTTAGCAGGCTCTGCCGCCTTTTTTCATTGCAATCATTGTGCCTTTGGTTTTACCCTTAGACGCAACACCATCTGTTGTTTTACCAACTTTTACTGCACCCATTTTAGATGCAGCCATGCCGCCACTCTTCATGCCATGCGCTTTAGAAGCAGGGGCCGCAGCATGAGCTTTTAAAGAAGTAGCAATGCCACCTTTTTTCATGCCGTACTCAGCTTTTTCATGCTTAATCATGGATGCGGGCGCACCCTTTTTCTTCATAAAAGAAATTTCTTTTTTTGCCATTGCTTTAGATTCAGCCATATCGCCACCTTTAGAAAATTTACGGCCTTTATCAGCCTGATTAAAGTCCTTACCCACAGATTGTGGGACTCCCGCTTTCTTGGCAAACGCAGGATTATGCGCTACTGCCGCCATGAAATTCCGTTGTTTTGCGCTTGTGCTTGGCATTACAGATACCTACCTTTTGTCCTGCCTCGCTGCGCAATACCATCACCACGACGTGAGGCAGTGCTTGCTTTAGATTTTGGCGCAGATTTAACCTTGCCACCACGTTTAAACGCATTTATATCGTCATCTGCGTAGGTGTTAAGAGCTAATTTGTCATAACCGCCATTTGACGATGAGAAACTGCGATCTTCTACAGGGATTTCTCCCCTGTCTTGGAAGTAATCTCTAGCAGTGTCTTTAGCAAGACCAGCTACAAATCCTTTAGGATCTGCTACAGCAGAAACTGTATCTTTTGGTAAATTTAAAGCCTCTTCAAGTTTGTTTGCTAAATAACTTTTAGCAGAGCTAACTGGAGTAAGGAACGGCTCAACATCTTTTGGGATTTGATAATCCAAAGCTTTTGCTCCGGCTTTAACGCCTCTACCAAGAAGATCAAGTGCAGCAAGTCCAGCCATGATTACTCACCCCTTTTGAATAAGTTGGTCAATTTTTGCTTCAAGCTTGTTAAAGCGTTGGTCAATGTGGTTCGTAATGCGATCCACTTCTGCTTGAGTAACGTTATCACGAGCAACCTCCTCACGGGTTTTGTTCAACAGGATCGTGACACGAGCCAGTTCCCTGAACTTTTCATTCATCATGTAGCCAAGCAAGCCAATCACCAAAGACAGGATTGCTGACCATGCTGTGTTTAGATCTAACAATTCCATGCCCTCAAAGCTTTATTGATGCGTGAATCCGGATCGTTTGCTGTTTTTGCACTCGTTAGCTTCTTTTTCATGCCGCCCATCCTCGCACAGAAAGAGTCGCGCCGGGAGCCGCCTTCGGGCTGGGGAGCCTTCAAGTTCATACCTTGCGCTTTCGCGGAGGCTCGTCCCTTGGCGTTTAAACCGCCCTTCTCGGACTTGCCTTCTTTCCTCTGCCATGCTGGTGACTTAGCCATAGAACACCACTGCGGTCAGGCCCGCTCCGGTAGTGATTACTAGACTTGTTTCACACAATACGCCTTCGCCCGGAATCCAGATGTCATCCGAGGCTTGACCTGCGACAGTGAAAGTAAACAAAGTGGTAGCGCCATCTTTAACGGCAATAGTAGAAGCGCCAGAAGAGCTATACCAAATACCCTTAAAACGTGCGCGTCCCGCATATACGGTAGTGGTTGCGCCAGCAGCGCAATCCTTACCTATTACGTCTGTTTGCATCATAATCAATCTCCTTTAAAAAAGGGGCCGAAGCCCCTTGGGTTGATTAGGAGTTAGCGAATGGCGTGGCAACAGTGCCTGTGCCCAACACCATGCCAGTGACCATGTACTTGTTAGCGGCAATGGCAACGATTTGAACCCATGAACCTGCAACACCACCAGTGGTAGTACCGTTCAAGTTAATGAAGTCATTAGCAGCGGCGGCGTTAAAGCCAACCAATGCCGCGCCATCAGTATCAGCGTCGTTCATCACAATTGTGCCAACGTACTTATCAGTGCCGTTAGTGCCAATCTTCAATGAGCTAGTGGCAATTGTTGTAGGAACCCAGATTGTGTAAACCACGCCTTCATTGTTGGCTGTGCTTGGGTCTTGACCGGGGCCAGATGTAACTGAGTTTGCTGATGTGTTGATTGCTGGCAATGTCAAAGTTAGTGCAGCAGCCAATGTGCCACCAACAGAAATAATGCGACCGCCATGAGCTTCGGGGCTTAGTGTGGTGCTTGCTGTGATTTCAACAATAGTTGCTGGGCCTTGTTGATAAATGCCGCCCAATGAACGAACTGGGCCTTGAAACGTGGTACGTGCCATGATGTATTCCTTACATGCAAGTTGTGGTGTTCTGTCTGCATGTCGTCAGCCGGGACTGTCAGAACACCGGATAAGCCCGGATTAATATGTTTATACCACTACGTTTAAACCAATGCAACAAAAAAGGGAGCCGAAGCTCCCCTTTTTTTTGATGCCTATTAAGCGCCGGGTGAACCGAACACGCCCAAAGGATCTGACACGCCGAAGCTGTAACGCTCACGGGCTTTGTAACGAACGTTACCTGTGTCAAAGTCACCGTCCATGCCTGTAGACATGGGGGTACGCACAAAGTGCTTCAAACCGTTAGGCACGTCCGTACACAGGAACCAAGCATTGGTGTCTGTCAGGTAGTGGTTAACAGTATAGCCTTCAGGAATAGAACCGTTGTTCTTCAATGCGTTGATGTCATTGTCAGCAGTAGAAACACGGAGTTCGGTTTCCAGCAAACGTGTAGCAACGAACATCAAAGAAGGAGGAACAATCAACTTCCTAGGCTTTGCAGCGATCAGCAAGCTACGCTCATCTGTCCAAGCTGCGATTTGAATAACAGCGTTTTCCAACGATGTTTCATTCAAGTCGGCAGCGGTAGATGGTGTGTTGCTGTTAACGCCACCGGAGACCAAAGGATGTGATGTCGAGAACAAAACTTGACCGTCACCATAAGTGGGGCCACCGGCAAAGCCGTTGTTCAAGATTGCAGCAGCTTTGACCTGCTTGGTGTAAGCCATACCACGGGCCAAAGCCTTGGTGTAGCGTGAAGACAGGCTGTCATACAAGTTATCTTCCACAGCTTCCTCTGTGATGGAGAAGCCCATCGCAATGGTTTCGTGGGTGTAACGTGCAGTCCATGCTTCTTGTGCATTGTCATAAGCGATGGCAGAACCCTCGTTTTTGACTGGTGCTTGACCGAAGCCAGACAACTTTGTCTCTTCTTCAAAGCTACGCTCAGATGTCTCTGTTTCGTAGATTTCTTTATGCTCTTCGCCGTATTTAGCGTACTCAAGACCGAACAAAGCGTTCAAGCCGGGGAGTAATTCTTTGAGCAGTTGTGCGCGTGAAATAGCCATGATTTAGCTCCTTAGATGCCAACGGCGTTAGTGAAAGCGGAAGCGCCGGGATTGAACTTCACAAACACTTCAGTGTATGTGTCGGTCAATGGAGAAGCGAAACCGATAATCTTGAACGCAGCGGCAGTAGTAACTACTGTGCTTTCCAAAGCGCTGGTAGAGTTACCTGTACGGGTGTTACCTGTAGAAGTAGACTGTGCAGCGGCAAAGAAGGTGTTTGCGCCAAGAGCGGCCTGAGTTACTTGACCATCCAATTGAGCTTGGAACGTCACGTTAGGGTCAGTGATAACGTATGCAGTTACCACGCCGGTTGTGCCGGAAGGGTAGTACTGACCGTAGATCTGCTGGCCTTGTGCGTTGATGTAAGATGCACCAACAAACACGCCCCAAGCACCAATACTAGAGCCACCAAGGTTGTTGGTAGTCAAGTCTGCGCCGGTAGCGGTAGACAAAGCGATATAACCGTCTGCGTCGATAAGAACTACTTGTCCAAAAAACAAGTTAGTGCCAGCGCCGCTGGTTGGGTTAATCAAATACTGACTCGTAGCGCCAGCATAGGGCATGCCGTCGTTACGATTTATGGCTCGTAGGCCATAGGGGGTATTGGTCATTGACATTTAAGTCTCCAAAAAAATTAAGTACCTTTTCCGAAAGTGACCGTGGACTTACGTTCTTTGAACATAGGCATCCTTGGATCATTCTCGCGCATGTATGTATTGTCTACTGATTCCATCTGCGCATCCGCTTGTTGGCGGTAATACGCATTACGTTGCACAGTAAACTCTACAGGTGTTTTGCAAAGCAAGAGACCACCTACCTCGATACTGTCTGGAAACTTAGCCGCAGCAGAGTTAAACAAACGAATCTCGGGATGATCAGAAGCTCTAACGGGTTCCCAACCCTCGGCAAGCTTAGAAGAATAATTGGTTCCATCGTCTTTACCTTGCGTAGCGATACGAATCCACCGATATTTGTAGCCTTCTTCCGCGATTGGATCGGGGAGAAGTTTAGGAGGCATCCATTGTTTTGGACGTTCCGCTACTTCGCGGGTAGATAGATCACGACTAGGACGTGCAGATTTTTCCATAATTATTTCCTCATTTCTTCAGCAACCTTACGGGCGTAGAGTTCCAACGGAACTCCCAACCGCTTGGCGAGATTCACTTGCGTCTGCGTTAGTACGATCTTTTTAGGCGCTGTACTACGGGTAGCCGGTGAAACGACATTGGACTTGGTTCGCTGAGGTTTCGCATCAGCGGATTCTCCGGCTCCAACTTGGTCGGGGAATCTTTCTCGTATGTCAGTGTCGATACGACGATAGTATTCGTCACTGCCTACTCGGATACCGTTCTCAACAAGTTCCTCATGTAGCCCTAAAGCATATGAAGTCATGCGTTTGTTGCTTCCAAACCACTGATTTTGGTCTTGCCACGCTAGTAGTTTTTCATCAACGGGCGCTGCCTGTTGAGGTTGTGGTGCTATTTGTACAGGAGTTTCTTCTTCCTGTAAAGGGGCAGGCTTAAAATTATTTACTTTATCTGCGCGGATTCTGGCAGTAGTGAGTGCTTCCTGAGCATCTAACAACTTATCAGCATCTCCAGACTCGTAAGCTTCTTTATAGAGCCGTTTAGCTTCTTCAATCTCGGAGTTAATGACCTTCTTGGCTTGTTCCAAGAGGACAGTCTGCCCTTGATTGACGGAGCCTTTAAGCTTTTTGTTCTCTTCATACATTGCCTGAGCAAGGCGAAGAGCTTCTTCTTTCTCACGTTCAGCAGACTCTTTGGCTCTGCGTTCTTCGTGATATCCCTTGGTGAAGTGTTTAAACCTATTCTTGACGCTCTCTGAGTAGGTTGCTAATTCTTCTTCTGTAGGATCTTGAGGAGCTTCCTTCATTGGAGTGCGGTAACGATCCTCTTCCGGGGTATCGTCTACGACTTCAATTTCAGGCTTATCCTCCTCTGGGGTTACGACTTTCCCACCCTTGCGGAGGTTTTCTTCCTTTTCATCAGGAAATTCAAATTCTGTTTTTTCAATTTCAGCCATGATTTTTCCTTAGTTAGGTCGCTGGATGCCGCGAGGGTCTTGCACAACTGCCTGAACAGAGTCGTCATTAATCAATCTCCACTCCGTACCGTGAATCTTCATGCGGGTTCCCGTGTTAGGACGCACTAACACAAAATCTCCCACTTTGCATGAGGCTCCGGATGGAAAGCGAGTTGCGTCTTTAAACGCATCAGGGCCAATCTTGGCTACAAATAGCACGGGGGAAAGAAGCTCCTCGTGAAGAATTGCAGTCGCAGATTTAAGGATCCCTGTCTCGCTATATTCATCTTCTGCTTTGGGAAGCATACAGAGAAGGTGGTAAGTAGCCGGATCGGGTACTTGTTTGGCTTTTTCTTCAACGGATGTATTAAGCAATCCGTCAAGATTAACCGCCTTGACATCAAATTCAGTCATCTTCATAGTCCTTGGTTTTTCGCACGAGATCGGCAAGTTCATACTGAGCGGTTTGCAGACCTCGGATCGTCCCGCACAGTTCTTTGTAGTGATCGTGGGATTTAGCACCACCCTCACTGACAACAGTGACCAACTCCTTGACGTGTTCATCAAGTCTTTTGTTTAAAGCATCAAGAAGTTGAGTCATCATTCACCTTTCGGTTGGTTCTTCGCGTTTAAAAGCATCTGAAGAAGTTGTTGTTTAGCCTGTAGATCCTGCGTTTGTTGGTTGTGTTCCAACTGTTGCTGGTGCTGTTGTTCAGCCATTCGCATCTCTGCTTGTTTCTTCATGGCATCGATTGCAATGTCTTGCTGCGCTTTTTGTGCAGCCACGGCAGGGTCTTCCCCTTGTGCGCCCTGCATCTGCGCCATTTTGAGTTGAAGCTCCGCCTGCTTGATAGCCAAGTCGCCTTGAACTTTCTGAGCTTTGGTTTGAGCGTCTTGCTGTTTGATCTGAAGTTCTGCTTGTTGCATTTGTACAACAGGATCCTGCATCTGTTGCTGGGCTTGTTGTTGTGCTGCTTGGTTCTTGTTGATGTCCAACAATTGTTTTGCAGCCTGAGCAACGAGCTTTGACAATTGGACTTCCACATCCTCGGGCATCTCAGTATCTGGGCTAGGAAGAGTAGCGCCAAGGCGTTGCTCAATCTTGGTTCTGTACTGGAAGGCGATGTGTTCAGCTACGTGGGCCATGATTGCAGCCTGCATCTGTTGAGCCATTGGGTTTTGTCCCATTTGACCCATTACCATCGGATCCTGCATCATTGATGTATGTACAGCAATGTGTGCGTCGTGATCTTGGTAAATGAATGCTTTGGTGGGTTTACCCGTCAAGAACGACATGTTCTCTGAGATTGGATCCCGTGGTGTCATGTCATCGTCAATAGGTACAAGCTTGTCTGCGTTCTTTACTCCCAGAACCTCAATCATCTGGCGGTGCAGCAAAGGAAGGTTATAGATCTGTGGAGCGCCTTGAGCTAACTGGATTACAGCTTGATACTGCATGATCCTTTGAGCCATCGTCGCCGAGTTGGGATCTGACACGGGGATAACATCCACCATGTCATAGTCAGCCCGTTTGGCTTGGGGAGTGCCGAATACTGGGGTGTAGTCGTAATCTTCCGGCATGTAGTCACGGATGATTTCTTTGAGCAGTTTAAACTCTTGCTTCATTGAATAATGAACACGAGCCTGCACCGCAGACATAGTCTTAAGCTGGCGCTCAAGTAACGCTAAAGTTGTACCCACGGGAGAGTTGGCAGACATATCGCTGATGTTCATATCTGCGATTGATCCGAGTCTTCTGCCCTCGTCTGTGATCTGGTTCAAGAGAGCCAAAAGAACCTGTGAAGGTTCCTTGTATGGCAGGGCCATAATGTTCTCTTTGACTGATCCGCTTGGCACGTCCACATCACGGAACTCACCCGGCTGGATGGGAGTGTCATCTCCTTTGATACGCAGTCCTCGGGTCTTCAAACCTCCGGGAAGGTTTGAAAGAGTTCCCGCATCCACGAGTTGACGAATGATAGATGTACCCGCACGAGCGTATCCACCGATTAGGTGAATCAAACCTAGGCCATAAGCTCCAAAGCCGGGAACGTATGTGTACTGGACAAAGTGCTGGCGCTTGAGTTTGTGTTTGTCATCTTCATCCCAGTTTCTGCGGATGGAGAGAATCTCAGTCGTTCCTCGTTCTAAGGTGATGACGTAAGGCAGAGCAATCCCGTCTTCATCTTCATAGCCGGGCAGGTCGTAATCTACGTGGATCTCATAGATCTGATAGCGGTCATCATCATTGAGGTTGTAGCCCTGATCTTCGGCTTTCTTTTTCTCTACGTCGGTGTAGAACTGAAGAGGTTCGCCAAGTTCCTTGTCTAGGTAGAAACCCGAAACTTGAAGCTTGCGGATGTCATTCTTTGTTTTGCGCATGATGTGAGTCACACGCTCTGAGGTCATGGCGCTAGAAGCGCCGTAAGGAATGATTACATCTTCTGCGGGGATGAAAATAGAAGCTTGACGGCCCAAAGAAGGATCGTAGTAGACCTTTTTGAAAGCTGCGCCAGCCAGACCTAGAGAATACAGAAGGCGTTCATGCTCTGGTCGATACTCAGGCATTCCTTCTGTCAGTCTGTAATTCATGTCATCTTTGACACGCTCTGCTGCTTCCTCTTTAAGCTTGTCAATTGCGCCGATAATTTCTGTTTTAACCGGCCCTTGCGCTGGAAAAGTTTCAATAATAGTCTCACTTTGAAACCTGACTGCCGCTTCGGTGAGTACGGTGGAAAAGACACCACACGCACCGAGCCAAGGTTCTGTTCTCTCTTCATATTTCATCCCCAAAACATCTAGACCTTTGACATACATCTCCACCCAGTCTTTGCGGGAGTTAACGTCAGTATCAACCATCTCAATCAGATCACTGGCAATCTTTTGGAGTTCGCTGTCATCCATGTACTCGGCAAGGTTGTCTGAGAAGTCTTCTTCTTCAGTCTCAGGCATGAGATCAATCTCCATGCCGTCCATTCCAATCTTGACACCCTCGGGATTGACAATCTCAATCTCAACTGCGGGCGTGTCATCAAGCTCGATATCTTGCAGGCCCAATGGGGCTTGGCTCAAGGATTGTTCAATGCTCATAATATTCCTTAGTAGTACTCTACTTTTCTACGGTGGTAAAAAGGTTCATCTTCTTCATCAGAATCGATGGAGATGAAGCCTCCCAAGCGAAACCGCATCAGAGCCTGACTGCTTGAGTCAACAAGGTCGTCGTGGTCGCCGTTGGGGAAAGAAGCTAACTCATCCATTACTTCTTCAGCCCATCGGGTATCGGGACACCACACCATACCGGACTCAAACAAGGCAGAGATTGCGTTTACACGCGATATCTTATCGTTTCCTTTGCCCGGCGTATACTCCGCGACCGGAATTCCCATCTTTCTCATCTCGTAGATCAAAGGCGCGCCTGCGGCTCTCTTCTCAACGATCAAAGTGTCGGGTTCATATTCCCTGTACATCTCTAAAGCCTTGCGTTTTAGATCAGGGAATTCCATGCGTTCTTTAAGAGCGTCCAAAAGGATGATGTTGGCCTTCAGATTCCCATGCTTGTCGGGATGTTGGAACACACCCCATGTGGTACAGGCTGAATAGTCGGCACGGTTGTTCTTTTCAAACGCAGTATCCCAAGATTGGATGATGTATTCACACTCAGGGGGTCGTTTTTCTTCCCAAATCATCCAATGTTCGCGCTTAATGATCGCGCCTTCCTCGGATGTGGGGTTCTGTTGGTACTGCGCTTCCCATTTAGAGACTGGAAGCTCGGCTTTCAGGGCTTCTAGGGCGGTTTTAGACCAGAATCCGGGCCATAAAGGGTTCCCGTTGGGCATAATCGCGGGGAAATCGATGACTTCCCACTGATCTACGCCATCTTTGTCTGAATTCTTAAGAATCTGACCGGTTAAATCCCGCTTAGACCACCGAGTCATCACAATAATAATCGCCCCGCCGGGTTGCAATCGCTGCCGAGGGCCGGAAGTGAACCATTCATAGACCCCATCAAACACGGCAGGGTTAGCTTGCTTGGCTTCCTGCTCAGAATGGGGGTCGTCAATGATTAAAAGATCTGCGCCCTTACCTGTAACAGCGCCGCCAACACCGATAGCGAAGTAATCGCCACCCATATGAGTGTTCCAGCGACCTGCGGCCTTTGAATCACTTGATAGCTTAGTCTGAAAAACTTTTTGATACGGCTCTGATGAAACAAGATTCCTAACCTTTCGTCCAAATCCGGTAGCCAACTCCGCAGTGTGCGCGGTCTGGATAATCTTCTTATGAGGAAACTTCCCCAGAAACCACGCAGGCAATAGGAAGGAAGCAAACTCCGACTTGGTATGCCTAGGAGGCATATTGATGATCAACCTCTTGAGTTGCCCATTGGCAACTCTTTCAAAAGCATCTGCCATGATCTTGTGATGGGAGCCTGAGATAAAGATGGGCCACATCTGCGTCACGAAATACAGGAATGACTCCTTGGATCTCTCTATCTTATCCATCTCCAGCAAAGCCTGAATCTTTGCACGGTTCTCAGGAGAAGCCTTGGGAGCCATCTCCAAATAATTCTTAATCTCTGCGTGGGTCAGTAAACTCATAGACGTACCACATCACGTACGCTTGCATCAACCAGCTTGATAGCATGGAACTTATAAGGCTTGGTCACAATATGCCCGTCGGCCTTTAACCTGTGAATGATCCTGTGGATGTTTGACTTAGATTTCAATCCAATACCCCGAGCTATAACTTCATAAGACGGAGACACACCATGCAACCTAACGTATGCACGGATGAAGTCCAATACCAATTGTCTGCGCTTTGTCATATGAGGGCACACTGCCCAGTGCGGCGACTAAACGCTCCGGTTTGGTTGTCAACCACAATGTGCCTTCATATAAGTCCCCGGGATTCCACCAAGGCCCACTTCGCTTTAACGTCTGCGTGTCCAAGACATTGTGAGTTTAAACGCAAACACGAACGTTCGCAATACCTTTTCTGAAAATATATATACCCCCGGGGGTGGACGATTGGGATTGGAAGGGGGGGCTTTCCTGTGGGAGATATTTGGGTGTGTGGATTTGAGCGTATACGCGGGAGGGGTGTCGGCTCGCCACAAGTGGGGGTCGGGTACGGGTGGGGGTACGAGTATGCCCATGTTTAAACGTCCCCCTGCGCTCCTGCTACTGGTATCCTCTCTGTTGCGTGTAAACGCTTGGCATCTACGTCTAGCACTGATGCCTTGCCTTGCTCTAGTAACTTGATGTGCCCTGACAGTTCACGCTTCAGTTGATCTGCGGTGATCACTGCCTTGTCTTGCACGTCTGTCGGGGTGAACAGCCCACAGGCTTTGCCCATCAGTTCCAGTGCTTTTAATTTAGTACCCTCTTGCTTGGCTTTCTTGCTTAGTGCAAGCAACCCTTTCAGCACATATCTTTTAGACGCTGACAGATCCTCGCTCAGGTGTTCGGCAGTCTCCTCCCATGCTTCCTCTAGTATTACTTTGATCCTCGGATCTTTCATTAGCTTGTTAGCACTGGCTGATATAGATGCATCTGATCCAGTGTCGTTGGCATAGGCATCTCTGTATGCTTGTCTTAGGCTTTTGCCTAGGATGACACCCTGAGTGAACAGTACTTGCCGAGGGCTTAGAGGTCTTGGTCTATGTATATCTGATCCCTTGTGTTCTCCATCCTTTCTTAGCTTTGGTCTCTCTGCGAGATGGGCTAACTGTTCCGCTTCGCTAAGGGCTTCTAGGTCTACATCCTCGCCCCAGTGTTCCTGTTCCTCCAGTGCCTGATCCAATTCAGCCCTGTACTCAGCTTGACTTGTCTTGCTCATGTTTAAACGCTCCATCTATATATAAGCCCTGCACATTTTCCCCGCACCAACGCAGGGAAACACACTGTTCGTATTATGCACAGTTTATCCACACCCTGTGCATAAGTCAAAGTTATCCACAGGATGTTAGCCACAGGTTATCCACAACCCTCAGTTATCCACAGGGTTATACATAAGTTATACATATCTTATACAGTGCATAAAAACAACACAGAGAACTGAGTACTCAAGTACTACTGAATACCTCAAATGTAAGTGCGAACTGTATAAACATACATGGCTCTAGAACGCATCAGAACGCTCTCAGTGCGTTTTAAATTCTTTTGGCTACTACCCCCCTACCACCCCCAAAAAAAACGATCCTGAGCCGTTCTGAGCGTTTTTTAATACTTTTGGAAAAGTATTACTTTTTGGACTCTGGCATGGTTCATGCTATGCCCCAAGACCCAGTAAACCTACTAATAAGAGCGACTCGATTCAGCCCATCAAACACCCACAATTTAATAACCCTACAGTTTACTCGGATAAATATTAGGTGTATTGACAGGCACTATCATTCTGCTAAAGTTCAGTTGTCGGTTGATTGTTCTTTAGATGTTTTCCCCGCCAACCGACACAAGGGGATACGTTCTAGGCTACCGATAGAAGCCCTAGTGAGACAGAGTTGGGGACACCAACAAGAGTCTTGAGGCAGGGACTAATCAGGTACGTAAAACGTTTGAAATCCCCCTGCCCCTCTAGCTAGAGTTCAGCCTGTAGCCCCTAGGGCTACGGAGTGCGCTCTTGCACTAACACCGAAAGACACTATGCAAATCATTGATTTCAAAGCCCAAGCCGATCAGGCTATCAAGGGCATCATTGCTCGGAACTTGTTAGATGACGCTATCTTTGCCCGTAAGAATGATGATTTTGGCGGTCTCGCCTACATCATTGCAATGGGCTTGCGCATCGGTCACGATCAGCCCATTAAGTTCGGTTTGATCTTTGAAGTTGTCGATACCCTCGATGCATTGGAGGTTGTATGAACAAGCTTCTAAATGCCTACAAGATCAGCCCCTCTCAGGACAATCTAAAACGGCTTATCGCTTACAGCCGTAAGCACCCCTTTGCTTCCATCATGCTCAACGCTGAGGATGCCAAGTTGCTAATGACCCTTGAGCATGAAGTCGAGGCTCTGCTCAAGCAAGCCCGTCAATTGGCTATGGATTCCATCTGACATTTCAGCGGTCAGCCCTACGGGGTTGACCAGTGCAATGTTGCACGGCTACAGAGGACACAACATGAAACGTGAATACATCAAAGCCTTTAACGCTCTCAAGAAAATGGGAGTTCCTGTCTACGTTCGGGACGACATGAACGGCAGATTTCAAATCAGCGCAGAGGAGTCTGACTCTTACCTGTGGGTTGACAACTACAACGGGAAAGCCGATTGGGTTTTCGGTGTCAACCCCAAGGTTGATGCGGTTCTCAGCAAGAGTGGCTTGTTCGCTGAGTGGATCAATGGCGGTGAGGTTGGTGTTTACAAAATCTAAAGGAGACCAGTATGTATACAGCACAGATTGACAGGTTCGGCAACATCATTGTTTGCAAGGGTGATCGGGAGCGTAACGGCTACCGCATCTTTTTCACTGGCAGTTACAAAGACTGTTTAAACAGGAAGTTTGCCACTGCTTAAATTTTCACCTTGAAGCCCTGCTTGTCAGGGTTTTGAAGTGGCAATTTTGCCCAACATCGGAGACCCACTATGAATGTCCAACGTATCGCCCAGTTCATCGAGGCTAACCCTGCCGAGTATGACTGGCTTGTTGCTAAAGCCCCCTCATTTTCCTTTGCCTCCTCTGTGCTGTCTGCGCTTCACAGATATGGCAGTCTGACCCCTAACCAACTGTCCGCTATTCAGCGGTGCGTGGCTAAGGACTCTGCCCCTCGCCCTGAGCCTGTCCCCTCCGCTCAGGTTGACGTGTCCCCTATCGAGGTTGCCTTTAACAAGGCTAAGGATTCGGGTCTGTCATTCCCCAAGCTACGGCTCGGTGCTTTCGTATTCAGCCCTGCCCCTGTGACAGGCAAGAATGCGGGTTCAATCTACGTCAAGTCCGAGGGTGTCTACCTCGGCAAGGTGACAGGCGGTAAGTTGTTCACCTCCCGTGATGCCTCCTCTGAGAGTGCAAGTCAGATCAGCGAGGTGCTTGCTGACCCCCGTAGTTCAGCCATTGCCTATGGCAAAACATTCGGACGTTGTTCAGTCTGTAACAGGGATCTGTCAGATCCTGAGTCAGTCGCACTCGGCATGGGTGCTGTCTGTGCCAAGCGGTTTGGTTGGTAAGACACTGTTTAAACATGATAGCGATACCCACTTGCAAAGGATATCGCTTTCGTTTACACTCACGTTATTGAATTTTTAGCGGTGAGCCTTTCGGGGTTCACCAGTGGAAATTCCCACTTCAACCGAGACCTACTATGTCACTACCTGTCATTTACTCTACCCGTGAAGATTGGCTCAATGGTGCTATCAATGAGTTGAAGCCTTTCTTTCTTATCAATGGCGTGTCCATCAGCGACAGAATCAGAGTGTCTTGCGCTCTGCCCTCCAATGCCAAGCGCACCAACTTCAAGTCAGTTGGCGAGTGCTTCCCTAGTACGAACAGTGCTGACGCTCACTATGAGATTTTCATCAGCCCTGTGCTTGCCGATCCAACCAAGGTCTTTGAGACCCTCATTGCCATGTTGTGCCATACCGCTAAGGGTGCGCTCAATCACGGCAAGCCTTATCAGAAGATAGCCGATGCCATGTTGCTGTTACCCAACGGCACTCAGTCAGCCCGTTACAAGTCGGTGACTCATGGCGGTGCATTCGTTCAAGCCTATCAGCAGATCATCGACTCGCTCGGTGCATACGTCCACGCTGAGTTGTCAGCCTCGATTGGCAAAAAGCAAGGCACTCGGATGTTGCTTGCTCAGTGCCCATCATGCGGATATGCAGTTCGGCTCACCTCCAAGTGGGCATACAAGAAAGGCAACCTCAACTTGCCGATCTGCCCCAATGAGGGCGACACCCTCGCTTTGATTTGAAACCAGTACCTAGGAGAGA